CATGAATATTGAGGAGGTCACAACGGCCCTTAATGGAGTTTTTACAGGTGAAACAGAATCGTTAAAACGTTTGGGTATTGTAATGACTGAGGCCAATGTAAAAGCATTTGCATTGTCTAAGGGAATCACGGCCAAATATGAGGCAATGTCGCAGGGTGAAAAAGTCATGTTACGTTATCAATACGTAATGAGTAGCACGACAAATGCACAAGGTGATTTTGCACGTACAAGCGATGGAGCAGCCAATCAAATGCGCATATTCCAAGAAACCATGAAGGAACTTGGAGTCACATTTGGACAAGTTGTTTTACCTGCTGTCACAAAAGTAATACATGCTTTAAATGGCATGTTAAGTTATTTAAAAGAATTACCAGCAGCCACAAAATTATTTATAACAGGTGCCGCAGGAATTGCAGCTTTAGCTGGGCCATTTCTTTATTTAGCTGGAACGGTAATACCAAAAGTAATTACAGGTGTAAAATTATTACGTATTGCATTTGCTAATTTAGGAACAACAATAAAAGCCGCAGGAATTATTGGTCTTATTTCGGCAATGGCTGGTGCGGCATTAGAACAACAATCAGCATTAAGTGGGGCAAATGATGCATTAGCAAAATTAAGTGATGAAGAAAAAACAAATGCAAATGCAATAAGGTCAAAAAATAAAGAGTTATATGCATCGATAACAGCCTATGAAGTATTAAGAAAATCTGCTGCGCAACAGGATGCAATTTATAAATCACAAACAAATCAGGATCGAAATACTGCCAAAACTTATGAGGATAAAATTGCAGCAGCAAAGGCATTTATTGTAGCAAATAGGCAACTATTAAAAACTACAACTGCAACAGCAGGTATTGATCCAACAGGAGGTGGTGTTGATTTAATGCCAAAAGGTGATGGTGGAAATGGTGATGCCATTAAAGAACAATATGGATTAGCTGCATCAATTCAATCATTAGCAGAAAAAGTTGCTGACGCAAGAAAAGAAACTTTAGCTTTAAAAAACGAATTTCTAGAATTACGTTGGCCATCTTTAGGTGATCCATTAAAGGCATTAGGTTATGATGTAGCTGAGGTTACTGAAAAGATTAAAACACCTTTTCAAATAATGAATGAAAGCATCCAAGAAAGTTCAAGAATAATTGCTGAGGATTTGGCATTGAAACAACAGGAATTTGATTTAATAATGGTTAAAGGCCAAACAATGGCTGAGGCTGTTTCAGGTGCATTTGGAGTTTTAGGTCAAAGCATTATGTCTTCAATGGGTGAAGCAACAACAGGTTTGGGTAGATTTTTACAAGGAATGGCTCAAACAACATTGCAATTAGCGCAATATGTGATCAAAGAAATTATCATGCAAAAAGCATTGGCAATGGCAACGGCCACAGCTAATGCAACAAAATCAGCATCAGCAACAGGACCGGCAGCTGTATTTACACAGCCTGCATTTATGGCCATGGCAATTGGTGGTGTATTGTCATCATTTGCATCAATTCCAAAGTTTGCAGCAGGTGGTATCGTTAGCGGTCCAACAATGGGAATCATGGGTGAGTACGCAGGCGCACGATCAAATCCTGAGGTAATTGCACCATTGAACAAATTACAGGGAATGTTAGACACAGGTGGAGGCGGTGGCGCATTTACCTTGGAAACAAAGGTAAGCGGACAGGATTTATTGTTGGTATTACAAAGAGCAGAAAAGCAAAATAAACGACTAGGATAATGGCATACGGTGTAAAATATCGGTTGGATTTTTCGGATGTTAGATCACGAAAACGCAGGGTTGAAATATTGAAAAAAGATTATGGTGGTGCGGTATTGCCAATGATTGGAACTGATGAACCTGTAATAATTGAGTGGAAGGCAGATGATGATTTTTATGAACCATTAATTGGATCACAATGCCAGCTAAATTTATGGGTAACAGATGATGTCACGTATGATCAATTTTATCTTTTTAATGAGCAAGAATATTCTGTAAAAGTTTACTACGAATCTGCACCTGATGTTTACACATTATATTGGAATGGCTGGATTGCAAATGACATTTATTCCGAGGCGATAACATCAACACCATATAAATTAACGGTAAATGCCAATGATGGTTTAGGATCATTAGAGGCATTTGATTCATGGTTTCCAGCAGTTGGTGAAGCTGATCCAAAATTGTGGAAATTTATCTATAAAAATTTAGAGAAAATTGGATTAGGATTTGATATATGGATTAGCAATGACATTAGAATATCAACTGAATCAATTTGGAATAACGTTTTTGATGATGTAAGTATTTACAAAGAAGGTGTTTTTCAGGATAATTATATTATTCAGAATGCAAAGAAAGTTTTAAGATCAATTTTAATTGCATTTAATTGCAAAATTTATCAGGCTTACGGCAGGTGGATAATTGCCAATGCATCCAGCTATGGTGATCAGCGAGTAATTTCAGGCATTCAGTCAGGTGCATTATCGGGTGCTGGAATACTAGCAGCAAAGCAAGGTTATTTGAACAGCGGATCTGAGGATATTAAATTTGAAATTTACAATGCAGCTGGGGCCAACACAGGTGGAATCACTGATAATTACATCAGAATTGTGCCACAATTTTTTAAAGCAATCAATAACAATTTAACGCGATTGATTAAACGGCCATTGCGCAGGTACCAAGAAATCCTAAATATTAAACAAAAACGAATTGACAGCAATTTAAATGCATCATTTGAATTTGATTTGGAGAATATGGGAATAGTTGGTGGATATACTATTTCTGATCAATCATTTGCAGGTCGTAAGGCATTACGATTTACGGATTATGTAACAGGTGGAACACCTGTTTATGATACTAAGGTATTTTCAATTGATGCATCAAACGCAGTTCAAGGGGACCAATATCAATTATTAGTTTCAGTTAATATAAGCAAAGGGGGATCAGATAACAGAATACCTTATTACATACGTATATTTTTGGATGGCTTATATTATTATGTTGGTTCTGATGGAAATTGGGCAAATTCACCTGTTATAGTTTGGAATGAATTTAAGGTAATTGGGGATGGTACATTTGAATCATTTAGAGTAACAACAAAAGCGGCACCCAATAATGGTCAACTTGAAATAGCAATTGGCGCACCTTATTTATTTGATCCATTTAACTACACGGCAACATTTATTGATAATTTTGCAATTCGAAATATTAATAGTGAAATAAACAGGTACAATGAAATCTATGCTATTCGTGAACAATTAGGAACATTTATTGCATCTGATATATTGGAGCATGATAATATTTATGTTGCTAATGTTGGCGAGATAGTTTTTTGGGGTGCATTTATTGGTTTACCAGCATTTAGGCGCGCACAGGATAACACAGGAAGGTTTCTTGAGGAAATTGTCACACAGCAAAGGTTAAATGATTTCCGTGAGTATTGCAAAACATACGAGGGTGATCTATCATCAGCAAGTCAGTATTTGGTTTTGAGCATGATGAATAAGGTGTATTTTAAATTTAATACATTTGCCGAAACAGATTCAGCAATCATGGATAATATGAAATTTATGGTAAAATCAGATGTTTATTCTATTAATTGCCACGTGCCTAATAATTACACAGATGTTGCATCAACGTATCGTTTAAGTTATCAAGAATAGGTTTAAGAGAGTGATTGCGTAAATGGGCCGATCATTGGTCGGCTCGTTTATTTATTGTTAGGTTAAATGATGCAAAAAGGTCACAGATAGTGTTTGTGGCCTTTTTTGTTTTTAGTAATGGTTTTGCAATTATGTTAATGGCTAACTTTGGTAAACTAAATCACGCACATGACTGCTGAATACGAACAAAAAATTGAATCAATTCGCAATCATTATTATTCATCACAGCTGCCATTAAAGGCTTTTTATGCTGAATTTCATTTAATTTATGGCTACACATTGCCCAAAGGATTGCGCGATGTAATGATTAAAAACGGAATTACGATGAAAGCGCGAACGGAATTTCTAATCAAAAATGATGCACCTCAAAAAATAGAAATAAAGGAATTTAATATTTCGGAAATAACTGATTTTGGAATACAGCCATCAATTGGCAAGGATTATTTATCGCACAAATTGCCTGAGAAAATAAAAAAGGTTGGGATCATGTCGGACATTCATTTTCCGTTTCATTCCATGGAGGCATTGATCTGCGCAATTAAGCATTTACGTGATCAGCGAATCGATTGCCTGTATCTAAATGGCGACATATTCGATTTTTATTCAATTTCGCGCCATGAAAAAGACAAAGATCTGAGGGATTTTCCACGTGAGGTGGAATTGTGCCGTGATTTTGTGCGCAAGCTGCGTGATATATTTCCAAGCATTCCGATTTACTACAAAATGGGAAACCATGAGGATAGGTATGCGAGATCGCTGGCTGTTCAAGCTGAGGAATTTGCACAGATACATGATCTACAATTTGAAGTGTTTTTTCATTTGGACAAATTAGGGTTTATTATGGTTGACACATGGCAAGGTATGGAAATGGGTGATCTGTTGGTCCTACACGGTCATGAATTGTACGGTGGAGGCGGTGCAAATCCAAGCCAAAACCTATTTAATAAGGTCCTGTGTAACACATTAATTGGCCATGTTCACAGAACATCAACAACGCAAAGAAAAACAGGTTTTAAGGAGTTTATTAATACCTATTCAACAGGATGTTTGACAGCATTATCGCCAAAGTATATGCCATTCAGCCAACACAATCACGGGTTTGCCATGGTTGAAATAGAAAATGGCAAAAGTAAGGTGACAAATTATCAAATAAAAGACGGAAAAATCGTTTAAATTTGTTTTCATTAGTTTGGTTTGTGATAAAAAAGAAATCGGCAGATATATTATCTGCCTTTTTTCATGCCCTAAATAAAATTTATTTAAATTTATTTTGGTGTTATGGTTTATTATGTTAATTTTGGTGCATTACTAACAATAAAAAACGACAACAACATGAAAAGTTCAATTAAAATTACCAGAGGCAAACACGGATATTTTTTGACCGTTAATCAATTTCACATTAAAAGAGGCTGGACAAATGAAATAATTGCTACCAAAACAGATTATGAGCCAAATAATTGGATTTCATCTGAATGGGTGTCAATTACTGAATTAAGAAAGTTTTGGAATAATTACAGATTAATAATTTTAAGTAAATGTCAATTTTAACATTTAAAACCAAACAATAATGAAAAAAGCAATCGAGTACATCATCGAAAACCACAAATCAGATCCCTATGTGATCCCAGCATCGTTGCTAGTTGCAGCTGCATTTTACGTGTTTTATTTTCACATTTTAGCCATCATACAATAATGTTTACACTAAGATTTACATTTAAAGATAATGATGGTGTGTATTACGCGATCAATTCATTCGAAACCACCAATGAGGTGAAATCATATTTGGACAAAGAATACAGGCTTTACAAGGGCCGTTGTATGGGCATGGTAGATTATGCCGATTATTTACAGGAATTAAAATCAAAAAATAATGGAACGATTAAAAAAAATGAATATGTATCAACAGGTGGCCGACAATTTAAATAAGAAAGGGATTCTGCCATTTTCCGCACGGGAATGGACATCGGGAAATGTTCAGCGCATATTGCGCCACAAATTAAACGAGCCTGCCGTATTTGAGGAGTTTGCCAACGTTACCAAGCAGACATTAAATCAATAATCATTTAACCTAACAATAATGAAAAATCACACACTAGCCGAGATCCAATCAATGGTCAAAGCACCCAAAGGTCAATTCAATTCCTTTGGCAAATACAAGTACAGGTCCGCTGAGGATATATTGGAATCGGTCAAGCCTGTAATCAATCCAATGGGATTTCACATCATTTTAACTGATGAGCCAATCATCGTTGGCGATCGTAACTACATTCGTGCCACGGTCACATTATCCAATGGTGATCAATCATATTCTGCCTCCGCGGTTGCCCGTGAGGATGAAAGTAAAAAGGGAATGGATTCAGCGCAGGTTTCGGGGACATCATCAAGCTATGCTCGCAAATATGCGCTCAATGGATTATTTGCGCTGGATGATACAAAGGATTCAGATGCGACCAATAAAAACACCAACGTGCTAGACAAAGACACGTTGAATGAGTGGCAAATGCTGATCAATGATTGCGAGTCAATTGAATATTTGCGCAATCTGCATTCCGAAAATATGGAAACCATCAAAAAATTCACAGAATTACAATCGATGTTCACCAAACGTAAATCAGAATTAACAAATGGATAATAACCAGCTAATTTCTGTTGATGGTCAGATCATCGACATGAGCAAAAAAGAGATTGCCAACATGGCCGAATCATTTGTGGCAAATGCAGATTCAATTAATATTGTTAAATTGGCTGCACAATTGGCCAAATTTCAATTATTAGCAGCTGAGATGGACAAACATATCAAAGAACCATTGTTTGTTGATCTGCGCCAAAATAAGGACAGCAAATTGACTGCATTTGGAATTGAGTTCAGCGAAATGGAGGCAGGTGTAAAATACGATTACTCAGACACAGAAAGCTGGATAAAATTGCAGGATCAAATTGATCACCTTAAAGAAAAGCAAAAAGAGGTGGAGGCATTCTGCAAAGCATTAAAAACCAAGGCCACAATTTTGGATGAGGAAACAGGTGAATTGGCAGATTTTTATCCGCCATCTAAATCAAGTACAACAACAATTAAAAAAATAATCAAATAATTATGGGACAGCTTATAACATTATCAATCAATGCCAACAAATTAGATCAGTCACGTTACGTTACAGATAAAAATGGCAATCAATGGATTAACATTTCAGGATTTTTAAATGATGAAATGGATCAGTATGGAAATTACGGATTCGTAACGCAGTCACCTACCAAAGAGGAACGTGATGCAAAGGTGAAAATGACAATCTTAGGCAATTTCAGACTGCCGACAAAGAATCAGCCAGCACCACAGGTAAACGTGCCACAGATGGCAAACAAACCACAGGCACCAATGCCATTAACAGATGATTTACCATTTTAAACTTTGGCCGGCAGAGATGTCGGCCTTAACTTTTTAACCATGCGCAAAATAGTAGGTCAATACACAACAAGAAATGGTGAATTAAGGGCCATTTATTCCGTTAAGGATTCGGCAATGAAACACCGTGATGTGGAAATCGGGGCCACGTATGAATTAGCATACAAGCTAGGCCGATACGAGGGATATTTAAAATCCATATTAGTACAGGTGACTGATGACAATCGCACCCTGTTTTTTAAACATCCTGATCCATCACGTGGATTGATTGGGATTCCAATAATGAATGTTATTAAATACGTTAAAAAATGACAAAAAACGAATTAGGCTTTACGTATAACGAAGTTATGCAAGCCATTGAAATGAATCTGCAAATTAATTATAAAAAGTTACATGGATCAGAACAGAATAAAAGAAGAAAGCCAAAATCGGATGCGTATCGCCTCGATTGTGGTAATGCTCAAATGCGCCATCGTTGATGGCCGAATGCCATTGGATTGGGATCATCAATCAGATTTTGATTTGATTGAGTATTTATCGGAACGTTACACGGTTACAGCAAAGGAATTAAACGATAACATTGGAATATGAAAAAGCTAAAAGACATTTTAAAGTACATAATTGTACAATTTTTTGTATGGGTTTTTATGGTCATTTGGACCATTTTATCAATCATTTATATTTTAATCATTGAGCCAATTTTAAAATCACTTGCTTGGTTCATTAAATTTCTAAACTTATGAAAACATTCCAGCAGTACGATCAGGATAATCCACACCTGTACGAACTTTACAAAATGATTGCCGTTGATCTAGTTAAAAGCGGTCACAAAAAAATAGGATCCAAAAGGATCTGCGAGGAAATTCGCTGGCATCACAAGGTCAAAACCAATGAGCCGTACAAAATTGGTAATAATTATACGGCCTATTATGCCCGTAAGTTTGCCAATGAATTTCCACAATATGCTGGGCTGTTTAATTTTAAGCCATTGCGTAATCCAAAAAATTAGTTATTTTTACAACACGGTTGCCTCCTTACATTATAGCAACGCACGATCTTAAAATGCCATCATTAAATGAAACCGAAGTAAGGAGCGGTGGATTTTTTTGGTGGCTTTTTACATTATGAAAAAACTGATTATCAAAAATCGCTATGCCACAATCCCAAATGATTTGGTAAATAGCACGGAAATATCCCTAAAAGCCAAAGGATTATTTGCCTACATTCAATCAAAACCTGATGGGTGGGAGTTTAGTGCGGAACGCATATCAAACCAGCTAAAAGAAGGTTTACCAACAATCAATTCGGCATTAAAGGAATTGGAATCAAATGGATTTTTAAGGCGCGAAAGGTATCAAAATGAGTACGGACATTGGATGATAAATTACCTACTATGCGAAATCCCTGTCGCGGAAAACCTAACGTTAGGAAACCCGTTACAGGAAATCCCTGATACAGGAAAACCATCAAACAATACAAAGCAATATTTAACAAAGAAAGATATTAATAAAACAATAGAAGTAAAGGTGGATTTTTCTGATTTAATCACACCACACCTTGATCAATTAGGTGATGAAATTGAAAACTTTAAAAGCTATTGGACCGAACCTGATAAAAAAGGGAAACAGCGATGGGAAAACGAAAAATATTTTGACATTAGCAGACGCATTAAAACGTGGATGAATAACAAAACCAAATATGACAAACCAACAGACAAACCAAGAGGCACAAGCATTGACCGTATGGAAGCCTTACGAAATTGGTAAGGGACAAGCAGCTGTAATTGTTCAAGCACAGAATCAGCCTGTGATCCGACAGCTGGATGATGAGGACCTAAAAAAAATACTTAGGTATGTCATGATCATAGTTGGCCTAAGGGGAAACAATTTACCAACGGATGAGGAAAAGTACGTGTTGATCAGTTTCATTCGATCCAGCTACGCAAATCAGACGTTAGCCGAGATTAAATTGGCATTTGAAATGGCAGTTGCAGGAAAGTTTACGGTGGATGTTAAATGTTATGAGAATTTTAGCTGTGAATACTTTGGCAGAATCATGAATGCATACATTGAATATGCAAGGCAGGAAACCAAAAACATACCAAAGCAGATTGAGGAGCCAAAGCCAATACCATCTGATGATCAGCTGAGATTAATGGCCATTAAAAATGCCAATGATCATGCAGAATCATTTAAAAAAGCAGCTGAAACAAAAGGAAAAATGCAATGGGCTGAATATGGTTTATCATTCCTGTACGATGATCTGATCAAATACAACATTTGGACCTGTCCAATTGAGAAAAAACGTGAGATCTACACAAAATTAAAACCACGGCACACCAACGAAATCGAACTTATTGCTGAATGTAAAAAGCAATGCTACCTAACATTGATTGCAATGATGGCTGAGATGGATGTAAAGATTGGTGATAATGGTGAATTTATTTAAATTAATTACATTTGTAAATCATTAACCTAACAATAATATGAAAACATTACTATTTTTTGCATTTATTGGCATCAGTTCAATGTTAATTTATCCAAATGATGTACAGATTCCTGTACAAAATTCATCAAAACCTGTTGATAAATCAGATGATTTCCATGATGATTTTGATTCCAGCTATGTTTACAACGGTTGTAAAGCATTTACATTTAAATCTAAACACCTGTGCAATGAGAAAAATTGAGCCAATTTTTATTGTCATACTGATTGGATTGGCGGTTATTGGATTCGCGCTGATAAATATATTTATTCAATAATGGACATAATAAAATGAATCAAGACGAACATAAATTGCAGGTTGCGATCTGTAACTATTTAGATCTGTGTGGTTATGAGTTTTTTGCTATTCCAAACGGTGGCCTTAGAAACATCAAAGTGGCGGCAAAATTAAAACAGGAAGGTGTCAAAGCTGGAGTTGCTGATCTATTTGTCGCGCTATCAAATGGCAAATACCATGGCCTGTTTATTGAAGTTAAAGTAGGTAAAAATAAACAGCAGCCAAATCAAAAAATATTTGAACAAAAGGTTTTGGAAAATGGATACCAATACAAATTGGTGCGGTCCATTGATGACATGATTGCTGTGATTCGAGAATACAGGATCCAACAAAGGCAGGAAAGGACCTATGCAGATGGCTACAAAGATGGTATGTTAAATGCACAAATGACTAAAATATGAAACACAGGGAGCAGGCCATCATGTGGGCCACAGAACAAATTGAAAACCAAACGTTAATTAGTCCGATTAAAGTAAATGCGTGGGAAACGATTGACAATCCATTGCTATTCCTACAAACCAGCATAGCACGTTTACAGCATGGATCAGAACGTGAACAGCGCGCAGTTTACCAAAGGATTAGGAATTTAAAACAAAAATTGAATGAGCAAACCACAAAGTGAAACTGAAAATATTATGATTTATATGGGTTTAATATCTGCCCTAATAGATCAGATTGAATTTGACCTGTACAGATCAAAGTTCAAAGACAATTATTTGAATTACAAATTGAAGGATATTCAAAACGAATTGGTTAAAAAAGAAAAATTAGTTTTCACACGTAATAATGATCATTCAGAATCGGTATTTAAGCAATACAGGGACGCAGGCACAATCATGCTTAAATTATATCGGGTTGGATTACAGATCAGCGAAATGGATGACATCAGGGCCGTTGGGTTTGATGCCCAGCTGGATTCATTGTTGGTGTCCTACGGAATTGAAACAGATTTATAAGTACATTTGCAAAACCTAAATAAATAAATATGAATTATTCAACAGATGTGGATATGGTAAATCAGCCTCCGCACTACAAATCCAAAGGTGGCATTGAGTCAATTGATGTGATTGAAAGTTTTGAATTAGGGTTTCACAAGGGTAACGCAATAAAATATATATTGCGAAGTGGTAAGAAACACAATGAACGTGAGGACATTGAGAAAGCCATTTGGTATTTAACGCGTTACAAAAACAATTTATTATGATTTACTTTGGAATTAAAAAGACACGGCACACGGTTGAGTTGTTGCCACGTATCAGCATAAACCTGCCATCAAGAAACAGGAATGATGTTGTAGTCATTGGATGGTTTAATATTGAAATTGTTTTCGGCATAGACAGCTAATATTATGGATGATTTAGTCATTGAGGGAATAATCGTTGGCATCTTAGAGGTGTGTTTTATTGCATTTATGATGTACAAAATATTCAAAGCACGTAAAGAGGTAAAAAGAAAATATAAATAACATTTAAATAAAAAAATCATGAAAAAATTTGTAAAGATTACAACGAGAAACGAAGATGGTAGCATTTTAAGAAGCTGGGTTGATCAAGAAAAAATTGCAGAATTATCACAGACTATTCAACAGCAAGGTGACAATGAAGGAACTTGCGCATTCGTTAACGGTTCAGTTATTTCAATTATTACGTTTAACGAAACGCTTGATTCGTTGTCATAATCTTATTAGCTACAAAACGTTTTGTCCTTTAAAAATGACAAAATATGATCAACAATGATTGAGGAAATAAACATCAAATTGTTAATACCACATCCGAACAATCCACGGTTTATTAGGGATGATAAATTCAAGAAATTAGTCAAATCAATTAAGGAATTTCCTGAAATGTTACAGCTTAGACCAATAATTGTTGATGACAATTGTGTGGTATTGGGCGGTAACATGAGATTGAGAGCCTGCAAAGAAGCTGGAATCGAACGTGTGCCTGTGATTAAAGCTGGACATTTGACAGCACATCAACAGACTGAGTTTATCATAAAAGATAATGTTGGATTCGGTGAGTGGGATTATGATATTTTGGCCAATTGTTTTGATGAAAATGATTTAATTGATTGGGGTGTGGACATTCCTGTATTTGCGCCATTAGAGGATGAAAAGGAGCCAACAGATCCAAAGGAATCGTTTATTATTGAAGTAAAATGTGCCGATGCTGATGATCGCGAAAAGCAATATAATTTATTAATTGAGCAGGGATTGAACTGCTATTGTAAGAAATGAGAACAAAGGACAATACAAAGCTGCAAAAGAAACGCATGATTGATGCGATGGAAAAAACGTTGGGTATAGTTACATCTGCGTGTAAGATCGTGGACATACCGCGCAGCTTGCATTACCTTTGGATGACCACGGATCCTGAATACAAAAAGCAGATTGATGAACTTTCTGACATGGTTTTGGACTTTGCAGAATCACAATTGCATAAGCAAATCAAAGAAGGCAACACGACAGCCACCATATTTTACCTAAAAACCAAAGGTAAAAAGCGCGATTATATTGAGCGGACTGAGATCAAACACGATGGAGGTTTGGAAATAGCTGGTAAAATGTCTGAGGAATCTAAAAATAAGATTACGCAAATACTTGAAAATGAGTATTAATCACATCATTAAAGAAAAATGTGAATCATCCCTGTTGTTTTTTACGCGTTACATATTTAAAGAAAATACAGGAAATAAATTTGAGGTTGCGCCATTTCATATTCAGCTGGCAGAAACCTTGGAGGCGGTGAACCGTGGAGAAATTAAACGGCTGATCATTAACATTCCACCACGGTATGGCAAAACCGAAATTGCCGTAAAAATGTTTATCGCGTGGTCCATTGCTAAAAACCCACATGCCAAATTTATTCACCTGTCATATTCAGATTCATTGGCATTGGACAATTCATCGTTGACACGTGACTACATTCAAAGCCAAGCATTTCAGGATGTATGGGGAACTGATTTAAAAAAGGATAGCCAAAGCCAAAAGAAATGGTATACGACCAGCGGAGGCGGTGTGTATGCCACGGCATCAGGTGGGGCCATTACAGGTTTCGGTGCAGGATCCGGTGGAGCGATAATTATTGATGATCCATTGAAACCCGATGATGCGGTTTCAGATGTCAAACGTAAATTCATTAATAACAGATACAATACGACAATCAGATCACGTGTAAACGATCGGGACACACCGATCATTGTGATCATGCAGCGATTACATGAGGATGATTTGACAGGCTATTTGTTGGATGGCGGTAGTGGTGAGGATTGGCATCACCTAAAATTGTCCGCATTGGATGAGGAAAACAATGCATTGTGGCCGACAAAACATTCGTTTGATGAGTTGGAGCAGATCAGACAGGCAGATCGTTACACATTTTCGGGGCAATATATGCAGGAACCATCACCACAGGAAGGTGGAGAATGGCGCAAAGATTGGTTTGGAATTGTTGACAAAGCCGAATTATCAGGCGAAATAAATTGGGAAATGTTTATTGATGGTGCATACACTAAGGACACAAGAAACGATCCGACAGGTATTCAGATTTCGGGATCACACAATGGAAATTTGTACATTTACAAATCGATTGATAAGTATTTGGAAATGCCTGAATTGAAAAACTTTATTGCGCAATTTATTGAAAGCACAGGTTTAGATATAACGCAAATATTAGTCGAGCCAAAGGCATCAGGTAAATCGTTGGTCCAGCTGTTAAGAAGGGAAACGACATTGAACGTATCAGAAATAAAAACAGATTTTGTTAGGTATTCAAAGATCGAACGGGCGCGCGCATCATCACCATTTGTTGAAGGTGGCCGTGTATTTTTGGTCCGCGATAATTGGAATGAAGCATTTTTGCAACAGGTCAGCACATTTCCAAATGCAAAACACGATGAACACGTGGATATAACATCCTATGCCATCGAACGGAATTTGTTAAAATCATTCTTTATTGTGTAAATTCAAATTTAAAAACGTGTTTAATATTAACCATCAAATTAATGGTTATTTTTGGAAAAAAATTATAGGCAAATAATGGCATCAATAATAGATCAGGTGCGATCGGGCATCATCAAAGCATTATCAGGCACAACGGCAGATTACAACAAATTAATGTTCCAATGGTTAGGACAGGGAATTATTTTCAATCCTGATAATAATGAAACATTTATTCGTGATGGATACCAGCGAAATGCTACGGTTTACTCAATTGTGAACCTAATTGCTAAGGCAGCCAGCACGGTTCCATTTCAGGTTTATCAGATTAAATCTGCAACAGCTGCAAAGCAATACAAGGGCATGACATCCACACATTTGGATGGATCTGCAATATTAAAAGCAAACATTGTACGCAAACAGGCATTCGAGGCAGTTGATGATACTAATCCATTGGTAAAACTATTGAACAGGCCAAATCCTGAGCAGTCGTATGCAACATTCATGACTGATTTAATAGCATTTGGTAAGCTAACAGGGGATCGATTTATCTTAGGTTTGTCACCTGAAACGGGACCAAATGTCAAAAAATTTACTGAATTGTATGTGTTGCCATCACAGGTTGTTGAAATCCTATCAAATGGATATATGAAACCTGTTGCTGGGTACAGATTGCAATACAATAGTTTGGCAACAATGGATCCTGAACGTGTATGCCACATCAAAGATTTTAATCCTGAGTTTAATTCAGCAGGTGCAAACCTATATGGCCAATCACCTTTGCGCGCAGGATTGCGAGTATTGACAGCCAACAATGAGGCCACGATCACAGGTGTTAAATACCTACAAAACCAAACATCACGTGGTATGTTGGTTTCTAAGGATGGAACATTATCTGAGGTGCAAGCGCAGGCAATGAAAGACAAATTCAGAAAGCAATACCAAGGGGCCAATAATGCTGGTGATATTATCATCACACCAAAGGAATTAGAGTGGGTAAACTTTGGTTTGCCAGCTGCGGATTTGGCATTGATCGAGCAATACAACGCATCAATTAAGGACCTTTGCAACATTTACAACATTCCTGTACAATTGCTTAACAATACAGATTCATCATCGTACAACAACATGAAGGAGGCTAAAAAAGCATTGTATCAAAATGCTGTAATTCCTGAGTTGATTAAAATTCGTGATGAGTTAAATCGTTGGTTGGTTCCTGCTTATGGCGATGATTTATATTTGGATTTTGATTTTACAGCTGTATCGGAGTTGCAAGAGGAAGTGGATAAAATAGTTGGACAGATGGCTGCCGCATGGTGGGTTACACCAAACGAAAAACGTGATGCAATGAATTATGGCCGTGATGATCAAAATTTGTTTATGGATGAATATTTCATACCAGCTAATTTAGCACCAGCAAACGTGTCAATTGATTCATTAGAGAATCCTAAATCATTTGATATTGATTTTGGGTTTGAAACCAAATAAATATGCCATTACCTGCACCTAATCCTGCCGAGGATAGAACAGATTTTATTGGTCGTTGCGTTATTGATCCAAATATTCAAGCGGATTTCAATACCATTGATCAACGTGTTGCTGTGTGCAATACACTATGGGAGCAGGAAGTGCAGGTAAAATCAGTAAAAGAAACGTGGGCCGTTGAGTTTGAAAAGCAGTTGACACGTGCAGAACGAAATCAAATAGCTAAATTTAAGCGGTATTATAACAGCCAATATGATGAGGCTGTGGCTATGTTTATCAGGCAGGGGGCATTATCCAGCGCAGATGTACAGGTATTTTTTAAGGAATCAGAATTAACAAAGCTGTATGAGAATCTGTATGAGCAAATCGGAGTTTATTTTGCCAATTGGTATGCCAAAAACTTTGATAAGTTTATTAAAAAGGCATTGAATTTGCCTAATCAACAGGCCATTTGGGCCGCAAGTTTTTCATTTGTAGGTAATCAGGTGGCAGGTCAACGCGTTTCAAGTGTGAGTGGCACGGCTAAAAATACATTAATTGCGGTGACTACACGGCTGATGAAAGATCCTGATTTTCAAAAGGAGGGATCACAATCAAAAGGCAGAATATTAAAAGGCCAATTTGCAGGATATTCACGTTATCAATCCGAAAGATTAGTGCGCACGGAATCAACAAATGCGGCTAACTATGCGACATTGACATCGGCATCTGATATATTTGCAGGATCCGAAATGATGAAACAATGGATTGCAGGTCGGGATGCAAGGGTAAGGCCAGCACATCAAGCTGCACAAGGTCAAATTGTACCATTTAATAAAAAGTTTTTAGTCGGTGGTGAATCATTAAACCATGCAGGTGATCCAGCAGGATCCGCAGGGAATGTTATTAATTGCCGTTGTTCAGTTGCGCCATTTCCTAAACCATCGGCCCAAACAATTGGGGATCAGATTACCGATATTGGATTTGGATTGGCAGATGCGACAGCACAATCAGCAATACAAGCACCGATCATAACTGATGTGGCAATTGTTGCCGAGGTTGCACAGCAGGTAATTGACAATACATATAAAGAATCAATGAGGCCAAACAATTGGAATAAAATTGTGCCAAAAGGTGAAGAAATAAATGATGATTATTTGGGTTTATTAAAGCAAAAGCCAACATTAATAAAGCAAACGGCAAAAACAAAAGGATCAAAATACATACATACATCAGATGAGGTGCATGTTAATGTTAAGTATTACAATGGGGAAGCAATTAAAGAAACATTGGCACACGAATTTGGACATGCAATACATTATCAACAGGGTTGGATTACTAGAACAAATGTTAATGAGATAATTGCTAAATCATTTGTAGAAAGCAGAAATATTATTTGGGCAAACGAATCAATTGCATCAGAATTTTCATATCAGCAAGATTTGTACAATAAACTTTGGTTAAAATACAGAAACAGATTTCCAAATTTAACTGATAAGCAATACACAAAGCAATTAGCATCAACAGCCGATACAATTGAATCATTAACAAATGGAACTTATGGTTTTGGCCATGGCAAGGAATATTATTCAGTTAGGCAAAATTCCAATTTTATGGAATACACGGCACATTCATTTGAAAATAAATATGTTGGAAATACATTTATGGAAACATTATTTCCTGATTTGAATAAAAATATGATTAAAATGTTAGATGAATTAATAGCTAAATCAATAATAAAATAATATGGAAATCATTGATGAATTTAATCGATTAATTGTTGAATATATGGCATTGCATCCAAATTCAAAAAATCCAACACAATATTTATTTAATGTTGATATGGAAATAATGATTGAAATGTTAAAAAATGCCAATGGCAGGAAAATCATTTATGTTTATGATGATGATTCTGTTGATGATGGTGGATTGATTAAATATGAATAAAATTAATTTTTATATTTGGTATTCTGATTAGTGATTTGATTAATTTTGAGCAAAAGTAAAAGATATGATTTTATACAAGCAGGCATCCATCGGCAGTTTAGAGGATATTGATGAGGTTAACGGTATCGTAAAAGGATACGGTTCATATTTCGGCAATATCGATTCAGACAATGACATTATTATGCAGGGTGCATACACGAAAACTTTGTTGGAAAACAAGTCACGCGTAAGATATGTAAACCAGCACCGTATTGATCAGCCATTAGGTAAGTTCAACGAATTGTATGAGGACCAAAAAGGTTTGGCATTTGTGGCACAGATTCCAATGACACGTATGGGTGAGGATATTTTGTTGTTAATGAAAAACGGTGTGATCACGGAAAATTCTGTGGGCATTATGCCGATTCAAAAGAATTACAGACAGGATGGTGTGCGTGAGTTGAAGGAAGTAAAGTTGTATGAAATCAGCTGTGTTACTTTGGCAGCAAATCCAATGGCGGTAATTACTGATGCTAAAGGAGAAATTGATCAAGAACTATTGGCAAAACGTTTTGATGTTTTGGCCAAAATGATTAAAAAAGAAAACGTATCTGATGAACTTGGATACGCAATTGAAGGTGAGTTGATGAAGTTGAAGTCATTATTGGTTGAATTAAGCACACGGCCGACAGAGGAAGTCACCGTGCCGCAAGTAGATCACAAGGCTGAGGCATCCGAAATATTTAATTATTTACTAAAAAATTTAAAATAATCTAAAATGGAATTAGAAGTTAAAAACCAATTAGACCAAATTTCAGCACAGATCGATGCACGTATCGAGAAGGCGCAAGGTCAAGCAGTTGAATCAGCTTTCGGAAAAGCTGATGAGTTATTAAAAGGTGAAATCAAGAATTTAGAAGCTAAATTCAACGATATTCATTCACGTATCGATGCGCAAGAAGTTGCAGCAAAGAAAACGGCATCAGGTGCATCAGGACATGATTTCAAATCAGGATTGATTGAAGGAATCAAAAAAGGTGCATTAGAGGGAATGATCAACGGAACATCACGTTCAGCATCATTTGAAATCAAGGCAGGTGACATGACCGTAGCAAATAGCTTTACAGGTGAAGTTATCCCAGCACAATACGTTTCAGGTATCAAGTATGATCCAACGCGTCCTGTACACGTTCGTCAATTGTTGCCAACAGGTACAACATCATCTGAGGTTGTTCGTTTTGTTAAGGAATCAGCATTTGACAACGCAGCAGCGACAAGAGCGCAAGGATCTACATTAGGACAATCAGATTTTGATTTAACTGCATACGATGCTAACGTTCGTAAAATCGGTACATTTTTCCGTATTTCTGAGGAAATGTTAGCTGATACGCCTCAATTGACATCTTACCTTGCAGCTCGCGCACCTGAGAAATTATTAACCGTTGAGGATACTCAATTGTTGTCAGGTAACGGAACTGCACCAAACTTGTCAGGTATCATCACAGATGCAACAGCTTTCGCAGCAGGTGCATTTACTGATGCTGTAAACGCAGCAAATCAATTTGATGTTTTGGTAGTAGCAATCAATCAATTAGCATTGGTTAACTACACACCTGATTACATCATGTTGAATCCAACAGATTTCCACAAAATCTTATTATTGAAAGCTACAACAAACGAATACTTGAAAGATCAAGTGTACATGGGATTACAGCCTAACTTTATGGGTGTACCTGTTGTTGTTAACACAGCTATCCCAGCAGGTGATTACTTAGTAGGTAATTTTGCTATGGGTACTCAATTATGGGTTCGTGAGAACATCAGCTTGGAGTTCTTCCGTGAGGATGGAACAAACGTACGCGATGGTTTCGTGACGGTTCGTTTAGTAGAAAGAATTGCTTTAACAAACTATGCTCCATTGGCATTTGTTACAGGTGATTTTGCTACTGATATGGCTGCATTAGAAACACCGTAATTTTTAAGGTTGAAAATGAAGGAGGCCACCTAAGAAATTGGGTGGCTTTTCTTTTTATATTTGCTCAATAAATAAACAATCATGGAGAAATTATTAATGAAAAAAACGGTTTATGATGGTAAGATTTACCACAAAGCTGGTGAATTAGTAGAGGTTTCAAACGATGTTGCAAAGTGGTATTTGGAAAAAGATTACGCAGCAAAACTTGATACTAAAATCGTAAAAGAATTAGAGGAAATCGAATCAGAATCTGAGGAAATTGAATCTGAGATTGAAACAAAAGAGGAAAAAAAGGTTTACCGTAAACGCAAATAAAATGCGACAAATTAAAATAAATGAAACATTAGGATCTGAAATCATTTCAGTTGCTGATGCAAAATTGTTCATTCGTATTGATACAGCTGCCGATGATGGATTGCTGGATGATATGATCGTGGAGGCACGGATCGTTGCGGAAAACTATATGAGCCGTGACATCGTGTCAAAGGATCGTACATATTACCTTGATTATTCACATGATGGGTTGATCGATGTTCCATTTGGACCAATTGAATCCATTGAGGAAGTCACGGTTCGTGGAGAAATTGTGACATTTACAGAATACGGTTTGGGTGATACCATGATCGAATTAGATGGTAATGGTCGCGACATCAAAATTAATTACATTACTGAGGGCATGAGTGATGGCCTGTTGAAACAGGTTTTATTACAAATGGTTTCTACGTATTACGACAATAGAACAGATTTTATCACAGGAACTATTCAAGCAGATTTACCGAGCAATTATCGGAGGATTTTGGATGGCTATAAATCCGTATTTATTTAATGGATAATTCAAGCATTTTAAAACAACGTGTGATCGTTAAGCGATTGACAAAAACAGCCGATGGGTTTGGTGGGTGGACATCTACCAAATCAACGGTTGGAACATATTGGGCAAGAGTGCAGGAAACATCAGGTGATATTGATGCAAAAAATGGCATCCGTTTACATGAGGTAAAAATCGAGATTATTATGCGCAAGCCAACAGCTGATTTAATTCAAAATGAGGATGTATTGCAGGTTGAAGGCAACAATGCAGAATACAGATTAAACAGCACGTTCCAAACGTTTGAAAACTTTTGGGTAAAATCCACATTGACTAAAATAGGACAATGAACATAAGTGTAGACAAAACAGATTTGGCGATGTTACGCAATAAGATCAAGCAATTGCAGGATCTGTCCAAACAGGAATTGTCTAATGAGTTGGCCACGACAGCATTCAAAGCCACACAGCGAATGAAGCTAACGGCACCACATGATACAGGCAATTTGATGCAATCCATTAGAGCCGAACGTGTGAATCAAACTAATATTGAGATTAGAGCAGGTGCAAAATATGCACCATACATAGAATTTGGAACGGGCCGTGGTGTCACATTAAAATTTTTAAGAGATGTGGGTTTTCCTGAAACGTATGCTGCACAATTTAAAGGCAAAGGTAAGGGCCGTGGTTTCGTTTATGCAAGGCCATTCTTTTTTCCTGCATTACGTGTTGAATTTGATCAATTAATCAAGCGAGTAGATCGCAAAATCAAGAACATAACAAAATAATGTTAGAGGCAATTCAATTTATTCGCAAAGCGATCATAACGCGATTAACAGGTACGGTGATCCTGCACGGATCTGCATTGCCTGTGTTCAATCGTGTGCCATCATCCAGCACATTTCCATACATTCACGTGTATTCGGTCAGCACAAATGAGGCAGATTTTAATCAAACATCATTTATAAGTGAAACATTGACACGAATTGAAATAATTACACGATTCCAAGGTGATTCAGGTGGGGAGTTGGATGTTAACACGGCAATGTCACAGGTTTTGAATTTAATTCGCACAAGGTCAGCGGGTTACTTTGACCTTTCTGCCGATGGATTTCAAGTTTTTACCTGCATAAATGAGGGCATTTCATATTTGACAGATGAGGATGAAGATTTTACATATTTTCGTGGTATTTTAGAGGTATCAAATAAGATTCAACAGCTAAATGGAGATTAACGAAATAGTGGTTCCAAGCGCATCAGCAGGTATTGCATCTGTTGTTACTTGGATATTCGGAAGAAAAAAGGAAAATGCGGACATTTCAAATGTCCAATTGGAGGCATCGCAAAAAGTGATTGATATGATCACCGCAATGAATGACCGATTGGAGGCAAAAGTAAATGATCTAAGCAAAAAGGTGGATGAGTTAACTGAGGAGGTAATCCATTTGCGTACAGAAAACAGCAAATTAAAGTCAGGTAAACAGCCTAAATAGGTGAAGGATCCAAAGACATTAGACAGGATTAAATTGATGCATCCAAAGTTAAGAGCGGAGGCAGATAAAATTTATACTGAAATCGCATTGGCATTAACAGGCCGTGCGATTTGTCGTTTCACGCATACTTTGCGGACCTTTAAAGAGCAGGATGATCTGTATGCGCAAGGTCGCACCAAAGCTGGGGCCAAGGTTACTAACGCAAAAGGTGGTGATTCATACCACAATTATGGTTTAGCTATTGACATTGTTTTAATTAAGGATGGTAAGGTAGCACTATGGGATACCAAATCAGATTTTGATGGTGATGGCAAATCAGATTGGATGGAATGCGTTGCAATTTTTAAAAAATACGGTTGGGATTGGGGCGGTGAGTGGAAATTTGTTGATGCGCCACATTTCCAAAAATCATTTGGATATTCAATTGCAAAATTAAAAGAATTGCATTCGCGAAAATTAGTGGATGCAACAGGATACGTTTCAATCTAACTTATAAATGAAAAATCTAATCATCATTGCAATGATCCTAATTTTAGGATCCTGTAAATCCACGCAAATCCAGCAACAAGAAATCAAGCATGATTCAATTTTTGTGCAAAAGATTATCACCAAATATGATAAGGTAATTGACACAATCATGATTGATAATCCATGTGATTCAAATGGCATATTGTTGCCATTCAGAGAACGAATTAAAGCGCAGCAAGGTAATGTGTCGATTGAGGCAAAGAACGGCAAGCTACGGGCCATTGTTCATTACTATCCATTTGTGCAATCTGATAATTATCGGGTGGATTATAAAATTATTACTAGGACGGTTTACAAAACAGAAATTAAAAAGCAATTTGATTGGACACCATGGGTTATTTTGGTTGGGATCGCATTGGTTTACATTTTGATAAATTTGAGGCCAAAATTTTTCTAAATTGCATAAAATTAAAGCGATTTAAATGGCAACATTAACGGGCAAATTAGTATCGGAAACCTACAAAGCATTGTTGAAAATGATCGACAATGACATCCTAACTGAAAGCGAAAAGCAAATTTCGGATGGTTTTGGTCAGGGTACAGGTATTTTCATAGATGATAATGGATTTATTCGCGCATCAATATTTAAAGTTACAGGTGGCAGTTCAAGCCAATTTTTAAAAGCCGATGGATCGCTAGATTCAAATTCATATTTGACAGCTGCGGCCGCAAGTGCATTATATTTAACGCGTACAGAGGCAGATGGTTTGTATTTGGCAATTGGATCAACAACATCAGCAATTGCCGAAGGTTCAAGGCTATATTTTACAACGGGCCGCGTACTTGCAACAACATTAACAGGATTTGTTCCAATTACAGGAACGGTTACAGCTGCTGATACGGTATTGACATCAATTGAAAAGATTTGGTGGAATATTATTAATGGTGGAGGCGGAGGCGGAGGCTATGTGCCGTATACAGGTGCAACACAGAATTTAAATTTAGGCACATTTGGCCTAATTTCTGATTTCATTCAATTCAATTTAGCACCAACATCAATTCCAACAACGGCTGGAACAATGTCATGGAATAATATTGATGGTACGGTCGATTTAAAATTGAAAGGTGGTAATGTTACTTTACAATTAGGACAGGAGCAGGTTGTTAGGGTTGTAAATAAAACAGGTGCTAATTTAACTGAGGCGGCATACAAAGTTGTTAGAGTTAGAAACGAATCAGAAGGTGGTTCACAGGGCCAAAGATTGGCTGTATTATTAGCGCAAGCAGATTCAAAAGTAAATCATACAGGAATATTAGGTATTGTTACAGAAAACATAACTAATAATCAAGAGGGATTTGTTACATCATTTGGTGAGGTCAGAAATATAGACACAACAGGTGATTTGCAAGATGAAACTTGGGCAGATGGTGATGCCCTTTGGCTGAGTGAAACGGTTGCAGGACAATTAACAAACATTGAGCCTGAAACGCATCCTGTTCAAATTGGATACGTTTTATATGCACATCAAAATAATGGTAAAATTTATGTTTATTTATCTGAGGGTGTAGATGAATTAAATGAATTACACGATGTTCAAATCACAGATGAAACAGATGAGGATGTTTTGTTTTATGATGAGGTTGAAAGCCTGTGGATAAATAAGAATATTTATTCAGCAATCAATGCGACAGATGTTGGTAAATCATTGCTTGCAATTTTAAATGCTGAGGACACCGTACCTGTAACGACAAAGCCAAGAGGCATACGGATCAACGTTGACAATTCAGTCGATGCATTAGATGTTGGCACACAGGGTTATTTGCCATTTTACGATGACACAGATTTTTATATTGATTCACCAATTTTTGTTGATGAGGATGGGAAAGTTATAGTAAATGGCGAAACAGGATTTTATGATTTTACCGTAATTGGTGAATTAAAAGCCGACAATTTATATGTAAATACATTTTCAAAAATAATTGCTGAAACTTTTGATGATTCATTATCATTTAACGTTTATGATGGAACAGATTGGATTCAAAGTTTACGTTTGTTTAATGATGGAACCATAAAACAATTAATAGTTACTAATACATTAATTGGCACAACAAGCACAGGTGTTTTAAGAGCAGGAACAAAAGCAGATATTGAAACAATTTTGGGCGCACCTGCAATAAGTGGTTCATTGACCGAAAATTATATCCCAATTGCAACAGATGTTGATTCAATAACAGATTCAATAATATATCAGGATGGAACTAATTTAGTAATTAATGGAACAACATCTGCCTACAAATTGCAAGTTAATGGAACATTTTCAGCTGATGAATTATATGTATTTGGAACGGGCAGAATAACACCAAATTTAGTTAGTGGATATGTCACACATTCTGTGATCAATAGTTCGACTTTTAACAATGTTTTAAGACTGCATAAAAACCAAGACATACAGCAATTTAAAATCACAAATGGCATTGTTTATGCTGATGATTTTGGGTATTTGGCAAAAGCAACAAGTGGACAAATTATTGCAGGATTAGGGTTTGTACCTTATAATTCCACAAATCCTGATGGATTCATAGCGCCGGGGACTTTCTTTGCAACAAATCCATTAATTTGGGATCAATTTACTAATACGATTTCAATGTCGCAGGCCAGCGATTTAAACAATGGATGGCTATCTGCAAGCGATTGGACAACATTCAATAATAAAGGTGGTGGATCTGTTTCATCAGTAAGTGCAACGGTTCCAACAGGTTTTGCCATTTCAGGATCACCGATAACAACATCGGGGACATTAGGAATTACATTTGCATCAGGGTATTCGTTGCCAACAAATGTTAAGCAATCTAATTGGGATGATGCATACACGTTTGTGGCAGGATTCCCAACGCAAACAGGTAACGCAGGTAAATATTTAACCACAGATGGTTCATCATTATCATGGGGAACGGTCACAGCTGGTGTTAGTTCATTCAATACAAGAACAGGGGCTGTTACGTTAACAAGCACAGATGTTACCACAGCATTGGGTTACACACCTGTAACACAGGCGCGTACATTAACAATTAATGGGACAACATACGATTTAAGTGCGGACCGTGCTTGGACCGTTTCAGCAGGTAGTTCGGCACGTAATGTGTCAACATTTACAGCAACAGCAGGGCAAACCACATTTACAATTACAGGTGGTTACACACCTAATTTGGTTGATGTATTCCTAAATGGTGTAAGATTAACAGGTGTTGATTTTACAGCTACAAATGGCACAACGATTGTTTTAACTGAGGGTGTAAGGGTTAATGACATTATTGATGTAGTTAATTATTTAAATGCAGCAACGTTAGGTGTTACAGGTTCAGGTACATCGGGATATTTACCTAAATGGACAGGGACATCAGTCGTTTCAAATTCATTGATTTATGAAACTAATTCATCTATTGGCATTGGAACAATAACACCAGATTTATACGGTTTTGGTTCAAGCGGTAGGTATTTAACATTACAATCAGGTTCAGGTGGATTTTCATTAATTCAGGTAATATCAGATTCCACAAGTGGTTCAGGAATAAACTTTGGTAATACTACTATTAGAAGGGCATCAATAGATGGATTAGATGGATCTAATTTAATATTTTCTACCAATGCAAGCAATAGTGGTACATCTGTAACCGAACGTATGCGAATTACATCCGCTGGAAATATAGGAATTGGGGTTTCATCACCTGAAACTTATTCATTAGCTGGTAAACATATTGAATTATTTGGTGGTTCCTCATATTCTTTTTATCATTTTAATACAAATACCGTAAAGGCATTTTTATCATCAAATGAATCAGCTGGTTCATCATCATTATTTACATTTTCTAATCATCCATTATTTTTAGGTACAAATAATACTGCTAGGATGGTTATTAATACATCAGGCAATGTAGGTATTGGAACAAGTTCTCCACAACATATTTTACATATATCAGGTGCAAGCCAAACAACTATTTTAAAAATTAGTTCTGTTGACCAAGCAAGTGGAACTTTAGCATTAGGGGATGGTCTTAGCACAAGTATTAATGTTGGTATTTGGAGAGGTCAACCATCTTCATTATCAAGTGGAAATACCTTAAATTTAGGCGGTTATGATGGCATAGCATTTACATCAGGAACAACAGTAATAGGTAGCCAATCCGAACGTATGCGAATTACGCCCACAGGCAACGTAGGCATTGGAACGACAACGCCTACGGGAACATACGGAAAATTATCTGTCGCAGGCGGAATAAGTATTTTAAATGATAATAACGCAAAATTGGAAATTGGTAGATATGCAAGTTTTGCACCTAATTCTTACATTAAATTAGGTCCTTCAAGTAATGCATTACATATTACTAATAACAATGACAATGTTGATATATTTTGTATTTTAAATTCTGGTATTGTAGGAATTGGAACCGTTCAGCCAAGTGCTGGATTTGGAGGAACTATTGCAAATGTAAAATTAGCATTGTTAAACGGTACAGCTGGTTCAGCTGGGGGTACATCTGTATTGTTAATTGGCGGTGATAATAATCACTATTCATCTATTACAGCAGAACACACGGGAGGTGGAAACACCTATTTAGCATTTGGTACTAGTACAGGCGCAGTAAATCCATCGGAAAAAATGAGGATTGATGCAAACGGTAATGTAATGATTAACACGACATCTGTTTTAGATAAATTATCAATAAATGGAGGTGTAAGAACAACAGGAAGTGGTTCAGGATTCTTTTTCGGTGATAGAAGTTCAAGCAATTTTTTTGGATGGTACGCAGCAGGAAATAATCCATATTTATTTAATGGCGCAGTTGGTAATATTGCAAGTATAAATCCAAGTAATGGCGCATATACTGCATTATCAGATGTTAATAAGAAAAAGAATTTTGAGAAATCTAAATATGGTTTAGCTGAAATTTTATTGTTAAATCCTCAATTATATAATTTAAAAATTGATAATGAAGGTGATAAAAAGGATTTAGGTTTTATTGCACAGGAAATTAAAAATATCATTCCACAAGCATATATTGAAACAGATGATTTTATTGGTTTAAATTATCAAGCTATCACAGCAACATCAGTAAAAGCAATTCAGGAATTAGATTACAAATTTGAAACGCAAGCTGAAAAGATTGCACGTTTAGAAACACGAGTACAACAATTAGAAGCTAAATAATATGTCAAAGAATCAAGATTTAGGCGAATTAATTAATGGAATAAAATCATTAGGTACTAATCAGCTGAATGCACCTGCCTATACATCGGCAACATCATTCACAGGTACTTTGGCAGGATTACTTGGATTTGATTCAAGTGGTAATATTATTACAACATCAGCAGCTGGTGGAGGTGTCACATCATTTAATACACGTACAGGTGCGGTTACATTAAGCAGTTCTGATGTAACAGGTGCATTAGGTTTTACACCATACAATGCAACAAATCCAAGTGGTTTTATTAGTGGAATTAATAGTGGAATGGTGACATCTGCATTAGGGTATACACCTGTGCCACCATCAAGAACATTAACAATTAATGGTGTTACTTATGATTTAAGTGCGGACCGTAGCTGGACCGTATCAGGTAGCGGTGTAATAACAGGATCAGGTATTAATAATTATGTGACTAAATGGACAGGCACAAGTTCAATTGGAATAGGCAATATTCAGGATACAGGTATATTAGTTTCAATTAATTCAGAAACCTATGTAAATGGAACATTATCAGCAGGTAAAGCAATTTTATATGGTGGACCTGAGATGATTAGGATGTATGCAAGTACACCATTTATTTCATTTTATGATGCTACCAATGTGACACGGTTTGGATTTATTCAGGCTTATGCTGGTAGAATGGATATCGTTGCCGAGGCATCTAATCCCTTAAATTTTGATGTAGGTGGTTCAAGCAGGATGCGCATTTTAACAAATGGAAATGTAGGGATAGGAACTACATCACCAACAAGATTATTAGATGTTTCAGCAGCAGGAACTGCTTATATAAGAGCAAGTGATACAACAAATTCTGTTAACGTTGATATGCTTGCAGCAAGTTCAGGAGGATGGATAGGTACTCAATCAAACCATTCATTTCAATTACAGACTGCTAATACCGAACGTATGCGAATACTTGCAGATGGCCGAGTGGGCATAAATACCACATCACCATATTCGTATGTCAAATTACACGTTGCAAATGGATTCCGTGCTAATGCTGATTCAGCCACAGGTACAGGAACAATTGAAATATACAGATCAGGTAGTTCAAATAATATTTACATGGATGGGAATTTGTTGACTTTTTACAATCAATCAAGTAATGATACCATTACCATGAATGCATTTGGAATTTCAATTAGTGGCTTGCCAACATCATCAGCTGGTTTAAGTTCAGGATATTTATGGCAAGATGGTTCAGGATATTTAAGAATTGTTCCATGATAAATTAAAATCAAATATTGCCTAACTTTGGGTATTAACTTAATCAATAAAAAAATGAAAAAAACGTATGCAGAATTGTTCGTATTAGTAGCATCTTTAAATGCAAATGTAAAAGATGGCAAGACCAAAGGACAAAAGAAATTAGTAAAGATTGCGGAGAAAGTAAAGCCGTATTTGGATGCTTATAATGAGAAAGCTGAGGATTTGAGATTGGATAATGCATCGGTTGATAAAGATGGCAATTTAATCCTAAATGAAAAGGGAAATTATTCATTTTCAAAAGATGGATTGAAAAAATTAAATGCATCATCAAAGGAATTGAATTTATCTAATTTTGATTACACGGTAATTCAGGTAAACAATCCTGAGGGATTAGATATTTATCCATTTTTAGATGGATGGATTGAAGGTGTTAAATTCATAAAAATAGATAAAATTGACGATGTCGAATTATAGAAACGTTACACCTGAGGAAATCACATTTGCTTGGGTAATTAGCCAGCTTGATTGCGCACCATCTTACGAAGGTATGCAGGATTATGTTGTCACCGTACATTGGCGGTACACAGCATCGTTTGAAACATATTTCACAGACATTTATGGCGCACAGAGTTACAGCGAAGTTGCTGGACCTGATTTTATTCCTTATGCTGATTTGACTGAGGATGTTGTAATAGGTTGGTTGGAATCATCATTGGATTTGCCACAGATGCAAGCAGGTTTGGCGCAGTCAATTGAGGATTTAGTAAATCCACCAATCATTGTTTTACCATTACCTTGGGTGCAGCCTGAGGAAGCAGCTGAGCCGTTAGTTAATATTTAATGGCAATTTACAACGGTACAAATATCGTGATCTATGAAGGTGATGTGGCATTGGGCCACACCACCACAGCATCAATGAGTTTGACCGTGGATTTACCTGATGCAACATCAAAAGATTCAGGCGGATGGGTAGAGGTTATTGCTGGATTAAGGACCTGCAAAATTACGTGTGAAGGATTGATCGATTATTCAGATCAAATGAATTACAATCAATTTGTACAGCGGATCATCACGCGTAAATACGCAAAATTTGTATTTCAGGATGCGACACAATTCTTTTTCGGTGGTGGGTATATTAATTCGGTAGAGCAGATTGCAGATCAAGAATCGGGGGCAAAATATTCAGTAGATATTATCATTTCAGGACCATTATATTTTGAGCCACGGTTGCCTTGGAATTTGGTTTTCACGAATTGGGAAAATGTAAATATCAATTGGGAAAATGTGTGATGTTTTTTTCTATATTTGTCGAAATAAAGAGCATAATAATTAACAAAAAATATGGCAACATCAGGAGTATTTAACGGTACAAACCTATTGGTTAAAGTTGGGGGAACGGTAATCGGTCACACAACATCATGTACATTATCAATCAGCCACGACATTGCAGATGCAACGACAAAGGATTCAGCTGGTTGGTCAGAGGGAATTTCAGGTCTTAGATCAGGTGAAATTTCATTTGATGGTTTAGTTGATTACGCAGATGCAAATTCTGTAATCGATTTGATCGATTTAGTTTCTACACGTGCAAAAGTTACTTGTGTATTTGGAACAGCTGCAACAGGCGATACAATCTACACAGCGCAAGGATTCATTGCATCAATCGAGCAATCAGGTGAAATGGAGGCTGCTGTAACATTCAGCGGATCAATTACATTGACAGGCGCAATCGTAGGATCTACGTTGTAATTTGAGAATAAAATACCTAACCCGACATCATAAAAAGGTGTCGGGTTTACAAGTTTTAAAACCTTAACAATAAATAAAATGACAGCACCTATTAGGCAGCGCGGATATTGTTCAATCAATATTGGTGGCAAAATTCGCACATTACATTTCAGCATGAATTTTTGGGCCGTATTTGAGGAAACATCAGGATTCTCAATTTCGGAAATTGATAAAGTATTTGGCAATGGCATTTCATTATCAAATATTAGATCATTAGTGTATTCAGGATTAGTTGCGTATGATCAGGAAAATGGCAATGAAATTGATTACAATATTTATCAGGTAGGTGCATGGATGGATGATGTAGATTCAAATATTTTAGAAACGTTAATTAGCACATTGCTTGAAAGCCGTGTATTAGGAAATGATCTAAATGCAGGGATGCGCAGGAACGTTGAAAAATCCACAAAAAACCCAAAGCTGAGGAAACCCTAACATGGGCGCGAATGCTTGATTTTTACATTGGTCAAGCAGGAATCCCACCTGATCAGTTTTGGATTAATACGTGGCGCGAAAATGCGTTGTTAGGGGAATCATATACAATAAATTTAAATTTGCATTGGGAAATGCACAGGTTTGTGTCAACAATGGTGGTAAATACTAAGGCTACAAAGCGGAGCCAAATGATTACCCCTGATAAACTATTCCCATTGCCACAGGATGCATTTGCAGAAAAGGGCAAACCGAAAAGCACACCTGCGCAATACGCGGATTTTTTAAATCAAATCGAAAAAAGTCAATCTAAAAAATAGGTTGGCTTTTTTGCTAACTTTGGACCATGGCAGATAATACATTAAAGGTACTTTTAAGCGGTGATTCAAAGGAATTGGATGCCGCATTGTCGAGAGCAGATAAAAAACTAAAAGAATTTGGCGATAGGGCCAAAGAAATTGGTAAAAGTTTATCTGTATCGTTGACAGCACCATTGGCAATTGCAGGTGGAGCGGCAATTAAAATGGCATCCGATTATGAAGAATCATTAAATAAAGTATCGGTTGCATTTAAGGGTTCATCAAATGATGTAAAAGCATTTGCAAAAACCACACTAACATCATTTGGTATTGCTGAGGGTACAGCCTTAGATATGGCTGCGCTATTTGGTGACATGGCCACATCAATGGGCTTATCTACAAAAGAAGCTGCGGTAATGTCAAAATCATTAGTCGGTTTAGCTGGTGACATGGCATCATTTAAAAACATGAATATTGAGGAGGTCACAACGGCCCTTAATGGAGTGTTTACAGGTGAAACAGAATCGTTAAAACGTTTGGGTATTGTAATGACTGAGGCCAATGTAAAAGCATTTGCATTGTCTAAGGGAATCACGGCCAAATATGAGGCAATGTCGCAGGGTGAAAAAGTC